GTTTTCCCCACCTCTGCATATATGACGAAACGAAAGTTTGTTCAAGCTCGATTTTTGTAAATCAGTGACGTCTTTTCAACGAATCCAAAAGGAGACAGCAACATAGAATGCTGCTCTGTTGTAAAGAAAGTTACGTAAGTTTATGAATTAGCTCACATTTGACATATTTGAGTTAGTTGTTTGGCCCTGTGGCCTCTCTTCTAAATTTTGCGGTTTAATACTAAACCGTGTGCGCGCCGTGTTGGCGCAAAGAAACAAATTAAACAACCAATGTTTTATATGTTCCCTAAAATCTAGAAAAAATACTAGTTTATAACGTCTATAATTAGTGTAACCCACTAATTGAGTTCCTAAATGAAAACCTTCAGCCCATTTGTGAGTGGCTAGAAGATGTCAGAAAAGAAAAAGAAATAAAAGACTTCAAATTTGATTTTTAGTGTAATGGCTCTCGCCGGAGCAATTTTAAAGTTTACATTCTTGCCGATTAAGGCTCGAACCTCATAAGTTCGAATTCAGTTTGTAGTAGTAGTGCGTTAGAACCACTATTATTATGAATTGTCTCTAGATGTAATGACCCTTATTCACTGTAATTGAACAGCGTTTGAGAGTGTAGACTTTGCTTTGCTCCACTTTAAATATGAATTTTGAATATTCGGGTAGGATAATGTCCAACCCGGGCCCACTTCCCATGTGGTATTGGTTGAGGCCAAGAAAAACAATCTCCCCAGCCTTCAAATACAATACAACACAATGAGATTCACCAAAGTTGCCCCACAAATGTTTTTTGCGAATGACACTGATTGTGTCAATGTTGTTAGACGAAGTCAGGTTCAACCTGTTACCGTCACTCACTCTCCGATCGTGAGAGTGCAAATCCTTTATGGACTTACACGCACAGTACACACGTTTTTTACTGTGCATGAAGTCTATGCTTTAGTTCGGGAACGCCTTGCTAAGTTGCAAGGCCCGAGCTGGTGCCGCAATCATTTCAAGATTGCAGTCACCTATCGTGGCCGTTTTTTGGCTGACCGAGCAATTGGTCTTGTCGAATATGGAATTAGGGATGGTGAAACCCTTCACGTTGAAGTCTCAGGTGCCCTTTGTGGAGGTGCATCTGCTGGCATGCTTGTTGGAGGTGATTTTTACCCTGGTGTTGTTGACACTTGGTGTGCGCGCAAGAAGGCGCGTTCGCGCAAGTTAGACACATTCACTCGTTTGTCCCACGAGTTTGCACCAACCGATCGTCAGCGAAAGGTTGTTGTGCGCAAGGAGCGATCTCTGGAAGAACGTGCTGAAGAGCAGTTTGAGATGGCTCGTTTGGAAGTCCAAGCCAGTAATGATTACATGGCTATGGCCCAGTCATTTGTCTGCACTTTGGACAACGCATTTGACACAGATTTCGTCAAGATGATGGAAGATGTTCTTGTGTTCATGATGCTGCTTACGCGTGCTCGCGCTAAGACAGATATCATGTTGGCTGTGCTTGTTTTTGTCAAGCTCCGGACGACCCACGCTTTGGTTGCTGATGCTATGGCTAGTATCACAACACTTGTTGATGCTTTGTTTGCCGAGGATGGACCTCAGGTTCAAGCTCTCGAAGACCATGTAACATCATTTCGAGATATGATGGGTAAGTGGGAAGAAAGCAAGGAGACCGTGATTGGGAAGAAGTATTTGAAGTTGATGAAGTACTTAGTCTCGTTCGGAGTTTTCTCCTGCATTGGTGTGAAGCCGTCAGAGAAGAACTTGAAGCGCTCGGCTGACATGAATGATAATGTTAACCACGCTGATTTTCTCTACTGTGTTGTTGATACACTTTCGTTCACCTTGCAGCGTGGCCTCATGTTTGCTCGCACTGGTGAGTGGTCTGTGTTCCTGCACGGCCCAAAGACCTATGCAGCTTGGTTTGATAAGTGTCTAGATGTTAAGCGTAAAGCTTACAGCATCGGAAACTTGGAAGCCCAGGGGACTGACTATTTCACTTTTGTTGCTCAGATCAAAGAGTGTATTGAGGAAGGACATGCCATTGTCAAGTTTGCTTCTCGTGATTTGAAGTCCGAGTTGAAAGCTGCGAAGTTCATGCTTCATGAAATCTTGATGATTGAGGCCTCTGTTTTGACAAAGAAATCTGCTCAGCAGGAGCGTCGTGCCCCATTTGCTGTTTTGCTCCATGGAGAATCCAGTGTAGCTAAATCAATGTTCCAAAAGATGTTGTTCTACTACTATGGTAAGCTGATGAATTTGCCCACTGAGGATGATTACAAATTTGTTCGCAACCCAACCGATCCATTCTGGTCTGGTTTTTCGTCTCAAGTTTGGTGTATCTTCTTGGATGATGTTGGTTTTCTTAACCCATCCAAGGCTGTGGAAGATTTGTCCTTGTTGGAACTGATTGCTCTCGTCAACAATGTTCCCCTGGTTCCAAACCAGGCTGATATTGCAGACAAGGGAAAGACTCCAGTTCGTGCCCGTCTTGTCGTTGCTTCAACAAACACGAAAGATATGAACGCTAGCAATTATTTTGCTTGCCCTCTTGCGGTTCAGCGTCGGTTGCCTTGGGTGATCACAGTGACTCCCCGACCGGAATTTGAACGTGCTGATGCAGTAGGTATGATTGATCCATTGAAGATGTCCGCTTTGGACGGCGATTGGCCGGATTTTTGGACTATCTCTGTGGATAAAGTTATTCCTGCTGGAAAAGCCGGTAATAGGGCTATGGCCGGATTTGAGAATGTCAAGGTGTTTGGAAATACACAAGATTTTCTCGATTGGTTCGGCCCCGTTTGTAAGTCTTTTGATGCCATTCAAGCGAAAGCAATGTCTGATGACTGTCGCATGAAGGATATCCAGCTGTGCCAGCTCTGCAATCGCACCACTCCTAAATGTATTTGTGTTCAAGCTCACAATGAATTTGTGATGCCTGAGGGTGTGCAATTTGGTGAAGATTTTGAGTTGAATTTTGAGGATGACCGTTTGTTGGAGCATAAGAACTACACCTTCAATGGTAAGAGTTACATGTGTCATACGACGTTTTTCCGTGATGGAGTGTATGTGCGTGACCACGTTTCTCCTGTTTTGATTCGTAAGACACCTGAGGTTCAGGCTGTCTCTCAAGTCGATTATGCTGACATCCTGAATGAAGTGATTGAGCGACAAAAGCCCCGCTGTGAGACTCGTGTGCAGAAAGTCACGGCTTGGTGCATTACATCTGTCCTCAAGTTGTACATCCGTCACAGTATCGTGCGCCGCACAGCTGATTGGATTGTCTCGTTTACTGTTGTTCGTACTGTGCTCAAGCGTGTCATTATGGATTTTGTTCCACCATCAGAGTTGGCTCGTTCTTTCTTCTCGTTTGTCGGTGTTTTTGTTGAGCGTACCATGACACCAGCTCGTTGGCGAAGATTGTTGATTGGACTTACTGCGACTGTTTCGGCATGGATTGCTTACCGCAAAGTGTGCAACTGGTCTGTGCAAGGCAGCAATATGTCTGTTCCAGATACCCATTTCAAGAAGAATGAAAAGGAGAATGTTTGGAAGCGTGATGATTATCAAACAACGGCGTTTGATGTTGATCCCATGAGTGGAAATTACGCTACATTACCTGTTGAGCAGATTGTTGCCAAGATCCGAAAGAATTGTGCTAGGATTTTTGTCGGCAATGAAGGTCAGATGTCTATTCCTGGAAATGCGTTCTGTGTTGGTGGACATTTGTGGGTTACGAACAATCATATCCTACCTGAAGCTGGAGGCGATCTGACTGTGAAGTTCAGAGTTGATCCAGAGGGTATGGGTGCATCGCGCAATGTCACCTTCCGTTTGGAACAATCATCGATCTACCGTGAGAGTGGTAGTGATCTGGCTTATTTTGAGATCTTTGCTGTTGATGCTAGAGCAGATCTGACGCGTTTGATTTCTTCCAACACTCTTGATGGTCAATTTGTGGCCAAGTATGTGGGCCTGAATCGCGATTGCAGTCCGCGCGATACACAAGTTCGTGCTGTTGTGAAAACTTCAGAGTATTGTGCTGCCCATGAGCGAACTTACACATATTGGCGTGGTGTAGTTGATCAGGATACAGTTAATGGTGATTGCGGTACTGTCATGGTAGGTGTCAAGCCGACTGTTGCGATTCTTGGTCTACACCAACTTGGTGGTTCTCGGAACATGGCCTTCGCTGTGAAATTGACACAGAGCAGTTTGGCGCGTGCTACGAGTTTCTTTTCTCGACCGTTGATTCAAGCTAGTGCTCCACGCATTAGTGGCAACACTGTTAAGAAAGTTATTGGCCCAGTGAGCCACCGTTCACCATTGAGATGGTTGCAGGAAGGTTCCATCACTGTTTTTGGTTCATTCACAGGTTACATTGTGCGACAACGCTCTCGTGTTAGCTCCACATTGTGTGGTGATTACATCAAGAACATTCGTAATTGGAATGTACCGTTTGGTCGCCCTGATTTGTCTGATTGGCGTCCTTGGCACCTTGCGTACAAAGATGTTGTGAACCAAGAGAATATCGCTTCACGAAGTATCATCAAGCAAGCCGTGGCTGGTTATGTTTCCGATGTTTGTGCAGGCCTGTCTGATGATGACAAGGCCAACATGCGGATCATTTCTGATCATGCGGCTGTCAATGGTATTGCTGGTGTGCAGTACATTGACAAGATGAATTTCAATTCGTCAATTGGTGAACCATATAACAAGTCAAAGAAGTGGTTTTTGACACCAGCACCCACTGATGAACAACCACACGCTAAGATGTTCGATGAGGAAATCTTGCAGCGTGCGGCGGATATTGAGGCTAAGTACCGAAAGGGAATTCGTGCTTGCCCAGTGTTTAGTGGACAACTGAAGGATGAACCACGCGCTCAGGCTAAGATTGATGCCGGAAAAGTGCGAGTGTTTACAGGTGCACCAGGTGATTGGTCGTTTGTAGTGCGCAAATACTTGTTATCTTTTGTCAAAGTGGTCCAAGAAAACAAATTGTTGTTTGAGGCCGCTCCGGGATGTGTGACCCAGTCCTTGGAATGGGAAGTCTATCGTGAGTACTTGACCAAGTTTGGTGATGATCAGATTGTCGCCGGAGACTATGGTAAGTTCGACAAGAAGATGACAGCTGAGTTCATTCTGGCTGCTTATGATGCTATTGTGCAGATCTTGAAGTTCGCAGGTTGGACTGATGAGGATCTACTCGTAGTGTACGGTATTGCAGAAGATACGGCCTATGCATACATCAATTGTCATGGAGACCTTGTTATGACATATGGTGCGAATCCTTCCGGCCACCCCCTGACGGTGATTATCAATAGCATCGTGAATGCTTTGTACCTCCGTTATTGTTACATTAAGTTGAATCCTACGAAAGAATGTGGTACCTTTAAGGAAAAGGTTACCTTGCTCACGTATGGAGATGACAATGTTATGGGTGTGTCGAAATCGATCCCATGGTTCAACCACACAGAAATGGTGCGAGTGCTTGCGTCCATTGGTGTAGAGTACACAATGGCGGACAAGGAGAGTGTCTCGCGACCATACATCAACATTTCAGAAGTAGCGTTTTTGAAGCGAACTTGGCGCTGGGATGGTGATGTTGGAGCTTATCTGTGCCCTCTTGATGAGGAGTCTATTCATAAGATGTTGTGTGTTAACATCCCAAGTAAGACTATCTCGGAGGAAGCTCAAATGCTCGAGGTTATGCGTAGTGCTGTGGATGAATTTTTCTTCTACGGTCGCGATCGATTTGAACAGGAGGTGGATTTCCTCAAGCAAGTGATCGCAACGTATCGTCTCACCGCAGAGTACGACTTGAAGCCATTCCCAACGTGGGAGATGCTAAGAGAGCGATTCTGGAGAGCCTCGGAGGGTATTTATACCAAGAGGTTGGGTGTGTGCTACAGCCACCCGGAGTAATCCGAAACCATCTGTTGCCAATGTTTTGTTGTCTGTGTTTATTGTTTTTTCATGTTCTTGCGTAATAAATAAGTGTGCCAAAGTGTTGTGACTCACACGCCCCGTCGTGTTCGCCTTTTTAGGAGTGAGGGTTCAGAGTGCCCGATAAGTCCATGTTTCTCTGTTGGACTAAGGAGTCCTCCAGTTTTGTGTCTAAATGTCCTTACTAATCAATTCTATAAACAAAGTGAGCCGGAGGCCTCTCCGGCAATGAGTCGAGGCAGTATGCATCCCGTATGGATGATACAAGATGTAGATCAGCATCGAATTTCTGATCCTCACAGGCAGAGTGTGCCTAGCGCGTCGTTTGAGTTTGAGACTCAGAGATGCGCCTCGCGGTGTCTTGGATGTGTGATCCAAGCAACGCCCGAACCAGCTATTCCTTCAGCTGTTTCGCAAGTCACAGAGATGGTGACTGAGACAACATCGTTTGCCGATGAGGTCACGGGTGTGACCGTTGGTAAACCAGCAGCGTTTGGTGATGCGGATATCGCAGACGTTGTTACAAGTGCAGGTCTTTCTGGTTTTTTGTCTCGACCAGTTCGTATCCATTCATTCACGTATCTCGAGAGTGATCCCACCGGGTTGCTAACGACGATCGATCCATGGTTTGAATTTTTCAACAATTTTAACATCAAGTACAAATTGCATAATTATGCGTTTATACGTTGTAATTTGAAGTTGAAGGTAGTTATCAATGCCTCGCCGTTTTACTACGGTGCAGTGCGAGTCAATTACTCACCTCTACCTAATTTTTCACCAAATGGGATCGTGAACCTGGCTACGAAGGAGTTGATTCCTTACTCGCAGACACCAGGATTTTTCATGTACCCGCAAGATTCGGAGGGTGGCGAGATGACTCTCCCTTTCTTGTGGCCAAAGAACTTTCTGCGAGTGCAGGTTGCTCAAGACTTTACAGACATGGGTAGACTGCGATTCCACAGTTATGCCCCACTACGTAGTGCCAATGGTGCCACTGGTGTGGGTGTCTCTATTCAAGTTTACGCATGGGCTGAAGATGTTGTGCTTGGTGGGCCGACAACTGGTTTGTCCATGCAAGCTCAAGATGAGTATGGTTCTGGTCCAATCTCTCGACCTGCTTCAACCATTGCAAAAATTGCTGGTATGCTTACAGGTGTTCCAATCTTTGGTAAGTTCGCAACTGCCACTGAGATGGGTGCAAGGGCTATGGCAGGCATTGCAACGCTGTTTGGATACACCAATGTGCCAGTGATAGAACCTACTATGCCGTTTCGTCCCAATCCGATGCCACCATTGGCTTCGTCGATGGTTGGATATCCAGTTGAGAAGCTCACATTTGATCCCAAGAATGAGCTAGCTGTTGATCCATCCATTGTGGGATGTGGCTCCGAAGATGAGCTTTCCATTGAATCATTAGTCACACGCCAATCGTATTTGACGTCCACAACTTGGTCGACATCAACACCTGTTGATACTCCATTGTTTACGACGTTGGTTTCACCAAACATGTACGATTTCAGCAGTTCAAACTTTTACCTTACGCCTTTGGCTTTGATTAGCCGGTTGTTCGCATATTGGCGTGGAGATGTTATCTTTACGTTCAAGGTTGTGGCCTCCCGTTATCACAAGGGTCGTTTGCGTATTTCGTATGATCCAGCAAATGGTACTGTGCAAACAACAGGTGATGTTGGTTCTGTGGTGTTCAACACGATTATTGACATTGGTGCCGAATCGGAGACTGAAGTTCGAATTCCGTATCAACAGGCGTTGGCTTGGTTAAAGACAGATGTTTCGAACACTCCTTTGCGGTATTCGACGTCTACTACACCAGCATTGACCTATGATGATACCCTTCACAATGGTGTCCTTTCGGTGAAAGTGTTGACTCTGTTGACTGCTCCGGAAGCTACTTCATCTGTGAATGTGCTAGTGTTTGTTCGTGCTGCTGAAAATTTTGAGTTGAGTTATGCTCAGAACCCGCAGAACAACATGTCATACTTCGCCGTGCAAGCGCAACCAGAACGTTTTGAACCTCTTCAAGAGTTGCGCGGCGAAATGCACCTACCGGGTACAACACCTGATACCATCGTTGTCGATCGTTCCCGTATTTATATGGGTGAAAATGTGCGTTCAGTTAGGCATCTGCTTCGGCGGACAGTTCATCTTGACACACAACGACCTACACCAACAACTGCGGATGGTGTCTTGTGGATGCACAATCCAAAGTTTCCGCCCTATTATGGTTATGATTTGAATGGCATAAACAAGGCTCGGAACGCTGGTAATACAGCTGATGTGAATTTCAATTGGACGAAGGTCACACCGTGGCATATGCTTGCACCGTGTTTCGTGGGACAGAGAGGTTCCATGTTCTGGCATTTCAATGTTGATGCACCAGAACCAGTGAAGCGTATCATGGTGACCAAGTTGAGCAATGTTTCTGTCACTGGGTTTGATTTGCAGGTGGAAGCTACACCAGCTTTGGCATCTGGGATTCCTAGACAGATTTGGTCGCGTTGGTGGCCATCAAGCGGCGGTTCTG